CGGCGTATTTGCGCATATCTTCGGCATCACCGAGAGTTCCGCCCCAAGGCTTATGCACCATCATCATGGCGTTTTCAGGCATGATGACTTCATCAAAAGCCATGGCAATCACACTGGCCATCGAAGCTGCAAGGCCATCGATGTAGCAAACTTTGTGCGCTGGGTGGCCTTTGATCATGTTGTAAATCGCCATGCCTTCGAATACATCGCCGCCTGGCGAATGAATACGGGCGGTAATGGTGCCCACTTTGCCTAGGGCCTGTAGATCACGGGCGAACTGTTGCGCACTAATGCCCCAGCCGCCAATCTCGTCATAGATCATTAACTCGGCATTACCGTTTTGGGCTTTGAGGCTATACCAGCTATTGGCGGGTTTATTACTCTGGTTCAGCGTTGCGACGGGCACGCTCAGCGCTCCGCTTGGCAGCATTGCGCTTAGCATTGCTGATGCTATTGGGGTCTTTTTCACTGTTAGGATCTCCTAGCGAGGGGTCGGGGTCATTGGCCGTGACCATGTTGTTTTCGCGGTTGTAATCCACCTCACGCTTACGCTGGCGTTTTACTTCTGCAGGATTACGGCCACGGGCGCGAGTCCAATCGGCCTCGGTTGCGACGTTGGCAGCGATCATCATTTCCCAGCCTTCGGCCTCTTTGCGTGGGTCAATCCATGGCATGGTGGGCCCGTAGTACACGGCATCAAATAAGGTGCGCATGTCGAGATCAGGCGGTAGCACTAATGGGTCCTGCTTGTTGTGCATTTCCATTTTGAGAAAATTGCGGAATACAGGCCGCGACCAGCCAGCACAAAACCACTGCTGCATAATGCGGTTGGATTCGTCTTGCTCAACCAGCTCTTGGCGCTGGCTTGAATAACTGCCTTTGTAGTCACGGGCAATGCTGGAATAGCTGCCACGGGTACCAGCTGCGGCGGCTTTTAATTGGCCGTTACGAAAATCAACTAAGTGCACATTAGGGCGGTTTGATTCAATCATGCCCACATCTTCACCGGGCTTGAGATCATCGAAGGTCATGCCAGGTGCAATGGGGATTTCGCGGCTTGACGATTCACCACTTGAGTCAGGAACAAACATGGCGGCATCGCCGCGCTTGATGTAAAACGCCAGCGCGGCCGCAATCCTTGCCGCTACTCGCTCAGATTCCTCATAGTCTTTAATATCGCCAAGGCGGGTTAAAATGCCGTGGAATAACGAAGCGCCACGCAGCTGGTGCAAGCGTTTAAATAAGCCTAAGTGCATCATGCTCGATGCGGGTATCACTTTGGTTTTGTAGCGAAAGCCGACTTGATCCGCAGGGTGATCCAGCAATACGTGATAGTTAACAACTTGGCCCCAGCCGTTAACCTCAAGCCCTTGGCGTACCCGCTTTGCTGGTTCGTTTAACTCGTAGGGGATAAAGTCGGCCTCTAACGCTTCAATGCTGTATTGAGTGCCTTGCTCGTTTGGGTGGCCGAACTTAGGCACTTTACCCATCACATGCTGGCCGAACACATCACCATCACGCAGGGCGCTACGTAACACTAAACGCTCTAATTCAGGGCGACTAAAGCGGCCCGTCACATCACACTTAAGCGACCATGCACCGAAACGGCGCTGAATATCGTTGGCTAAATCATCAAGGATTTCACCGCTAATACTGCGCGGCTGCGGTTCGACCACAATCCCTTGGGCACCGATCACCCGTTCTTCCATGCGGTCGAGAATGCCAATGCTGAGATCATGATTTTCGTCTAACCAGCGCGCTTGCTCACGCAGGCTTTTACCTGCCGCAAATACCGCTTGGTTGGCGCCGCGACTTTCCTTTTTAGCGCGATGCGTGCGGCTTGGGCTGGCGGCTTCATACCCTTTCAGGTTGCGGTAGCTCATTGCGGCCGCTTCACGCTGTAATGCTAAACGCGGGGCAAATATCGCCAGCGCATCATTGATAATGCTCATGTGTTGCTCCGACTTATATTTTTAGACATGCCCTATTAATGCGGCTTGATTAGTTAAAGCGGGCTAACTTGACGCCACCCTGTGGGCGGCTAAAGGCACTTAAACGGCGCTCCCACTCAAGCCGACCTTTGCGGATTTCGCCTAGGTCCTCGGTGGTCATGGTTTTGCCGTTGATCGTGGTTTGTTTGCCTGCCAACACATCAAGCTCGGCCTGAAAGTACGCATCGATCATCTGTTGGCATTGGGTTTTAGTCATGCTGTTATCCTTGGCTTTATGCTATTTACGACAGCCTATTAACTACAGCCAACCGCCAGAACTGCCACCACCGCCACCGTTTAGGTAAGCAGCATTCGCATTGGCCTGTTTTGCGGCTTTAGGTTTAGGTTCTTTGGGTTGGTCGCTCGATATGGCGATCGGGGTAACTTGTGAAAGCTTGTCGAGATTGATGCCGAATTTATCTATCGCGATATACAGCGCAGCTAAGGCGTAAACGAAACAATCTAACGCCTCGTTGCGGCGCTTTTGGTTGTCCCATTTATAGATGATCCGCCCGTTTTGGCGCACTGGCACCTTGCGTTCACTGGTGAGCTGTTGCAGCTCAACGTCATCACATACCGCTTCGTTTAACGGGAAGTGAATTGCACCAGGCTTTCGTACATCCACATCAGGGGCAATCCGCAACATTGACATCAACAACTCTTTGGCGTTGTCGGTACCGACCTCCGTTAAGTAAACGCCTTTGGCGGTTCGCTTACGGGGGAAGTTGGCGATCGGCTTGCCGTAAACGTTGGCGCCTTTAAGCGGGATCACCCGCATCAGCCCAAGCTTTTTACTCATGGCATAAACGTCATCGGTGTAGTGACCACCAGAGTCCCAACCCGCGATGCCGATATTCAGCACAACGCCATCGGCACGGGCATAACTTTTGGCGATACGCTCGGCCACTTTATCTTTTAATACTTGGCTTGCTGGATCACCATATAAAATAAAGCGGTCGATTAATGCCGCCTCTTTACCTGCGCCCCAGCCCCAAATGCGGCCCTCATAACGGTCGTCTTGGGTGTCGATACCTGCCGTTAAATACACCACCCAGTTAGGCACTTTGCCACTCGGGTACATTTCGCGGCGCTTAGCTAAATCTTCCCACTCTAAGCGTTCGCCGTTGTCGTTATCCCACGGTTGGCCTAACTTAGTGTTGACGAAGGTTTGCAGCTTTTCTTTATCGCCTTTGGCTTTAAAGAACTCAGTAACCAGTTTCGCCCAGCTGTTGAGCGAGTTATAGGCCGACCAGATATGAATCGAGATATTAGGCGGCGTGGTGATGTCGTTTCCGTCGGCATCATAAAAGTCTAAAAAGTCTTTTGTGCGAATGCCGGTGTTTTCGCATATCCAAATCGCGCTTGGGTGCAGCTCCATATCGTCGAGCTGATTGTTTTCGATACAGCAACCACAGTGCTCACACAGATAATAGGCTGTGCTTGGATCGTGCTCGTCCTTGGCGTTTTTATGCCACTTAATGCCAAAGGGTTCTTCAGGGCCGCCCCACTTTAAATCCTGCAGTTCGTCGCAGTGTGGGCAAGGCAAGTTGAACCTAAAATAGTGCGGGGATTCGCTGCAGGCTTTTTCAATCTGGCAGGTACCGAGCACTTTAGGCGTTGAACCGCGGATCGATTTAGGAAACATCGACAGTTCGATACGAGTATCACCGAGCGAGGTTGCGTTACCTTCGTGCTCGATGGATTCATCAAAACCCGCTAGCTCATCGTAGATCACATCATCAGTGGAGATTTCGCGATAGTTAGCTGCAGCGGTACCACCGCGCACCATCAGCGTTTTACCGTTGGTGAAAATCTTATCTTCTAGCGTGCTGTCTTTATGTTTGCGCCCCATCCAAGGCGCAAGCGATCGCCAAACTGGGATATCACGTATCGCCGTTTCAACGTGCTTTTTCATGAAGGTTTTGGCTTGACCATCACGAGGCTGATAGATCAACACGTTGCGCTTTTTGTGCTCAATCTTGTAAGCAGCGTTAGCCATCAGCATTTTGGTGTAACCGACACGCGCTGACTTCATTAAGTTAAGCGTGCTGATTTGGTCGTTACCCATGGCATTAAGAATGCCAATTTGAAACGGTAAACTTTCCCACTTGCCCTCGGTGTAAGAGGACTCCGACGACATATAAAAGTGCTCGTCGGCGTATTGTGAACAGGTGAGCATGGGTGGGCGATAGAACGAACGCAGCCCAGCAGAAACGGCGGCTTTCAGATTTTTAATCTGCGCTGCCGATATACTCATCTAATAAACCCTCAATGCCCTCCGCAAGATCGGCGGCGGTGTTTTGGCTTTTAATCACCTCCGCTTTTATAGCGTCGATTGTGCGTTCTGGAATGTCGGGGAATTTGCGTTTTACCCGTATATGTATTTGATCAAGCACTGGGGCAATTTGCGCCGCAATGCGATTTAGCACAAAGGTGGCAAAGAGCACTTCGACCACTTCTTTACGGTCTTTTTCGTTTTTAAGCTCTTGGCCGTCGGCTTGTGCTCGGGTTAAGCGCCAGCGTTCGAAGTCGATATTTGGTGCATCTGGATCATCTTCATCGGGTTTAGTGATGGTTTTTTTGCGCTCGTTGGCAACTCTGTTACCCACCACATCGGCCATCTTGTATAAACACACACGACCGCGCTTGCTGTGCACTGGCACGTCCCACTTATCAAACGCTTGGGTGCTGATCTCAAGGCTTTTGCATAGGTCGGTTTTACTCAGTAGAACAGGCTCTGGTGGTGATGGTTGAATGCGGGCCATTAGGATGCTCCACTTGTTTTAGCAGGGCGGCTTTCAGTTGCATGTCGGCGGCGTGAAGTTCTTGTTTGCGCTTTTCGTCTTTTAGTTCTTGGCGACACTCGCGGCGACGACGGGATTCTTGATAAGCCATGTTTCCCAAATACGTGAGGAAGGCGAGTAATACGCCAACGAGGATCGCCACATCATTCATAGTAAAAGCACCTCCCAATGTGCTCATTAGTGACGATATATACGCGCTGAACGTGAGCCCTTTTTGGGTGGCAACATCATTAATGTATGGATTGTTCATGCTGTTTTTCCGTTCGCCATGTTTCGATGTTATGCAAATCGGTATCGCATTTGGTGATCACGGCTAAGAGTTGAATGATGCAATCGGGCAGATCGGCATTAGCATCTGAACTACATTCGGCTGGCTGGCACTGGCTCATTAATGATTGCGGCGGTAGTACATATTGGGTCTGCTTGGTGACTACGGTGCGCGCAATAGGCGGCGTGCTTGAGCAGCCGCTTAACATCATCAGGCACAGCAGTATTAGCCCAACTTCGGGTTTGTTCATTGGCTGAGGTCCTTAGTTTTTTAATGGCTTCTCGCTGGTCAGCAAGCTGGCGATCAATCTCGGCCTTGGCTTTAGCGGCTTTTTCATTGAGCGCTAAGGCAAAGGCGTAATCCTTAGTGAGCCTGTCACGTTCTTTAGCCTGCGCTTGCAGTTCATCGGTGACAGCCGTGAGATCATCAATCAACATTCGCTGGTTAACAGTGGCTGTTTCAATCTGCGAGTTTTTAAGGGCAAGATTTGTTTTGGTGGCGGTAAGGCTTAGACCAAGCAGTGCAATGACTAGAATCAAAGCGCCGATGATATACAAGTGCAATGTGCCAGTGGCATTAATGAGTTTTTGGAACATAGAGATCCTTAAGGCATATCGCCTGTTCTTTTTTGCGCCGTACCTCTAAACCAGGCAATTTGACGTTAGCGGCATAAACAAATCCATTACATCCATGTTTGCCGCAGGCCTCCGTGAGTTGGTGACAAGCGGCCACCCGTTCGCCGCGCAGTAACAGCTTGCGCAAGGTGGAGGGTTGAAAGTTACCAGCACCAAAGTTGTAAATCAGACTGAGGTAAGCGGCGTGCTCGCCTTCGGTAAGTTGCACCGGATACGTTAGCCGCCGCAGCTGGCGATCGGCTTTGCCTAAATCCTTGGCGAACATTTCAATGCATTGCTGCTCGCTAAAAAACTGGTTTAGCTCAAGCTCTGTGCCAGTGTGCCCAAAGCAAGCGGTGATAATATCCACCGGATCAAGATAGGTATGCAGAATGGGCTCGCCGTTCGGCGCTTCGGTGGGAGCAATCAAATTAGCACCCGCCAGTGCGACAGCAGAAGAAAGCCCCAGTGCCATGAGCTTTTGCTTTAATGACATAGGTCAGTCTCCTTTAAAATGAGGTTAGCCTTAGCGCGGCCAACGGTTAGATCAACGGTGAAGGTAGCCGCCTCTAACAGTTGATGTTTTTAGTGTCTTTCAACGTCCGTAGCGGTCATGTCAAACACCACGGCAAACATACCCACCACGACCACCATTGCAGCGGCCGCTTTTGTTCAGCAGGGGTTAGCTAACGAACAGCTATTTGGATGTTTGCGAACAAGAAATAGCGCCAAATAAAAAGGGCCCCTAAAAGGAGCCCTTGGCAGAGAAATAACGTGCGACTGAATAAATGTAACCTTAGCAAGCGTATACAAATGTACTCGATTTTAAGGGCCTTGAAAGCGCCAAAAGTGTCGCTAAAAGCGACAAAAGTGTCGTTTCGGAATTTGTAAATATGTGATACGTGAAAACTTAATCACAGAGGATTTATCATTTTACTTATCACTTAAGTGATTCAATCCAGAAATGAAAAACTGTTGGATTGTACCTCGCCATTTTCAATCACCTTTGAGTCAATCACTTGATAGGTGGTTTTTGTTTTCTCATCTCGTTCGAGAACCTCGATTGAAGTTATACCGTCTTTAGAGCTGGTACTAAGTACACCACCGCATGCATTAAGAGCTTTTGAGAACTTTCCATCACCACCAGTAATCTTCACTACAGATAATACTTCAGCGCAAGCACTGCCACCTGTACCACCTGCCACCAAGACATATGCAGATGTTTCATCACCACCGATCAATTCCGCAGTTACCCCCAAGAGCATTGTTTTACCCAATACCACACCATCAACCATGTAAGTTTGCTGACCATATATAGTGCTATCTTCTTCTAGAACAGTTTCAATAACAAAAAGCCCAGCTTTAGTTTCAACCTGGGTAATTTCAGTTTTTGCATGCACTACATTAGATAAAAGAAGGGCTAAAAGTAGGGGGTAAGATCGGGACATTTTCATTCCTTGAAGTTAACGATCAAAAAAGATCTAAAGTTGTGGTAATTATCAAGTCCAGATGATAGCAACAATTGGTTAACATACAAGTCTTTTTCAAGGGCTATCAGATAGTTAGTTGTCGAATATTGAGGATCAGAAAGTAGAAAATTTCATAAGCATAAAACAACAACCAACCTCCCCAAAATTCTCATATGTAGTGAAGCATTGCGCGTCACCGCCCCCGCAGTGAATCGAGTCGGAAGGACCCGTGATGATAATAGGTCGCATCTAGCTCTGATGATAGCCATTCTCATTTGAACGGACCGCACCTAACCTATTGACAAAGATGATATTTCGCAACCAAACAACTCGTCGCGATAGTACTTGAGTTCCGCTATCGACTCCCGAATATCGGCTAAG